TGATTTCAATATTTCTTTGCTCTGATTTAATTGCTTCTTCGCACTTTTCTTTAGTCTCAGTCCAGAAACTCTCGTCAGTATTCTCAGCAACCTTAATGCCTAATCCATGATTTTCTATCATTTGCTCATTTTCCCAGACATGACTTCGTCAGCATACTCTTTAGGAGTTTGTTCAACTGGCTCAACCTTTTCAATAGCTGCTCCCGCAGTTCCACTTAGCAAGGCTTCACTTTGTGCTTTCTGTAAGGCTTCCCTCTCCTTGATGAGTTCTTCTTTTTGTGCCTTAATCTCATCACGAATAGCTCTAGCTTCTTCAACCATAGACATAGGTTTCTCCACTTCTTCTGTTTGTTTTTCTTGTTCATCCATTTTCCCTCCTTATAACAATTTTGTTTTAATTTGAGGCATCTGTATACCAACAATTAATGCAATCAATGTGAAGATAATAGTCCTCATTGTTCCATTGATTCCATAACACATAGCTACACATTCTAGTATTCCTAAGACTACTATCGCTGTACAAGCTACTTGCCATTGGATTGGGGTTTTCTTTTTAGTTTCCATTATAATCCTGGGATATCAAAATCTTCTGTTTGTATACCCGCTTGTAATTCCATTAAAATATCTATATCGCTTGGGTCTGTAATTGGTCCAGCTAATATGGCTATCCTGGAGTCAAAAGAACGCTCCCTTGCTTCTAATATCTTTAATTCTATAAAATTAACACCGTCGCTGTTAAACTTAAACTCTGGACTATTTTGGATTAAAAGTTTCATTCTGCTTTCTCCCTCTTGTATTTCGTTTTCTATAGCATCTAGTCTTGCATTTGCTGCTGACCTTGTTGTAATTGTCCCCTTTGCATATTTTAGTTCTACATCTATTGCCCTTGATTTTAATATTCTTAAACTTTTTAATACTGTTTGTACATTCTCACTTGGTTTCTCTGCTGCTCCTGCTCCTGGAACATATTTTTGTAATTCTCCGATTGGTAGAGCTTCTATAAGAGACCCAAACTTCTCGCTATCAGTCAAGCCTCTTTCAATCTCTCTCCTTTCTATTTCTGTTAATGCAACCCTTCTTAATTCTTCTGGTTGCAATTCAAAAAACTCTTCATCTTTTGCTTTCCCAGTTATTAAATCTAAAACAGAATTTGAAGCGGCAGAGAGTCCTAATGTTTTTCTAATCTTTGTTAATAATGGACCAACTACGGGTATATCTTCTCCAGTTTGGAGTGTTGGGTCTAGCTCTCTTCTAACTGGTTGTTGTGTAGTTTGTAGTTCTTGTTGTGAAGCCCTTACTTGTGCAGCAGCTGCTACCTCTGTCCCCTCTACAGCTCCCTCTGTATTAATATCTCTTTCATTATAATTTTTTAAAATCTGCTCTATATCATCTGGATTCCCTAAGATAGGTGTCTCATCTCCAGGTCTTCTAATTCCTGTAACATTACCCTCTTTGTCTCTTAATATAAGAGGCTTATCTTCTACGGGTACAGTTAATTGATTAGGTTTATCTGGCTCTGGTTTTGTTTCAGTAGGCATTATACAAGCATTATTAGCAGCATCCCATCTACCCCCCTTAGCTTCACATGATAACTGAGCCTTAGATTTCTTTGGTGCTTCAAAAGTTTCATCCTTAACTGTTTGAAGTCCACTTGGAGTTATTTTAGTTGCCATTATCTATTGAGCTTAGGCTCTACCTCCGCTGGTTGTATTGCTGTTTGACCTGTGTTCTTCTCTGCGTTCTCTTGTGTCTTAGGTGCTAAGCTTGGTGGTCTAGTAAATTTAATCTTAATTATTGCTTGCTGCAATAGTTCGTTTTCTCTATCTAATTGTTCTTTTCCATAGATTGGCTCAAATATTAAATGCCCGTTTATTCCACCTACTTCGCTAGTGCCATCACTTGAGGCTATACTTCTAGGTACTCCAAATATTTGATAAAAGAAGTTTTCTAAATAAGAAATCCATGCTGTTCTATCCTCTGAACTTCTACTAGGATAAGGTTGTATTTCAACTGTGCCTTTTGGAAGTCCTAACATCTCCCCACTATTAACTGCCTTCTCTATCTGAGTATTTGCATAAGATATTTTACCTGCATTGTTAGTCTCATAGTAAGCAATACCTAGAGCCTTATCTCTATGTTTAATAGTCCTCTCATCAGCTAAAGCCTCATTTCTAGCATCAATGATAAACTTAGCTGGCTCTACTTGACTCTGACCATGTACTGAATCTCCAATCTTCTTATTAGACGAATGCAACATATTTTCTTTCTTTACAGGTTTCCACTTATCCCCATTCCACGCGTCATATCTCTTAATAAGACCACTATTATTGTAAACGATTCTCACTCTCTCGGGTGATATGGCTACCAGATTGATTAATGTTCCTGACTTACTTCTCTTAATTTCTAAGAAAGCATCACCAACCACTAAGCATGTTACTTCGTGACTCCATATTAACTGTTCAAATGTTTGATTTCCAGAGCCATCTATCTTAGGAAGTATAACTTCCATTTGTTTATCTCCAGTAGTCCAACCTTGACCAAAAGCCCATGTTGCCAATGAATTAGCAGCACTAAATATCTCTGGGATGTTTAAGTAGTAACCTAAGTTCTGTGTTGCCTTAGAAAAATACCAATAACTCTCATCTTGATTAGGGCTAGCTACATCTAGTCTTTTGCTCTCTACAATAAAGTCCTCAACTACATTTGTGAAGTCTGTTGTTGTTCCTTTGGATTGGTCAAATTGTGCCATTTTATATGTCTAATATTGTGGATATGTATACTTTACTATTTGAACCTACTGTTCCGCTTAAGGTTGTGTTTGAGGGGTCACATCCTATGTAAAGATTTGCTGTTCCAGTTGTTGAAGAAACATTTAGATTAACTTTTAATCTAAAAATCTCTCCTTTCTTAAAATGTTGTATTGTTGCTTGAGTGAATTTAAAGAGCCAGTATCCTGCGGCTCTATCTATTGATGGAGATACTAAATCCGCCCCACCCCCAATCTGTGTTTCAGTAGTTCCGTCCCAATGATAAACTCCAACATTAGCACTAGCACCCATAGTAACACTTCCCGCTGAAAAAGAATAATATGGTAAGCTCACATAAATATCTCCTCTGACACTTTTAGGTACATTAAATTGAATATCAAAATCAAAATCTGATGAAGTCCCAGAATGTCCACCCGATGCTTGAGAAAAAGCGAAATAAGTACCGTCACTATGCACAGAAGATGGAGTTAAGAAATAACTTTCATTTGTTGTTTCAGTCCATGCCGCTAAATTAAACTCTATGACTCCAGTTCCATTGATTATATCTTGATAGTCATAACTAGCAATATTAGATGATGTTGTAGTAAATTTAGTCAGAGCGGGGTTTGCTAATGGCATTTTACAATCCTAAGTTATCAATAATATCTGACCTATTATCTCTCAAATCACTTAAGAAGCCTTGCCATATTGAATCACATACATTTAATTTAGATTGTGTTGTAGCTAATTGCCAACTGTTCTGCCCTTGATTAATACCGTAGAAAGCTGCTCTATGTGATGCAACCATAGCTAACCATTGTTTAAGAGCTGCTGTAGTTGTAGCTGTATTTGCAACCAATCCCACATTATCACCTACTGCTTTCTCCATGTCAGCCTCAGCCATAAGAATCCATATATTAGTATTAGCCTCTAGTATTTGATTAGCACTTGCATCTTCTCCTATTGCTAATAAGACTTGTGCCGATGTTGCTAGTGTTCCACTATCTGCCATCTGCTAATCTCCTTATTTGGTTTGTTAATTCTTGGATGGCTAGAATCAAAGCTGCCTCATTGTCGTCTAATTCTATCTCTTCCTCTTTTATTTTTACGGTCTTCATACCTTAATCGAGTGAACAGTTAAATTTAAATGTTTGCTTTTCTCTCCCCAAATCGCATTAGCTGCTCCCTCGCATATATGAGTGTAATTTCCGAATATTTTAAGATGCCTCACTCCTAAGTTGTCGTTGGTGTATGCGAATTGTGTAGACTTGAAACTCTGAAATATATTGCTATCATCTAATAGATGTACCTTGCCAGTCTCCATTAACATCTTAACATGAGAGTACTTTAGATGTTTAACTAGCTTTCTAGTACCCCCTTCATCCATCTCTTGCTTTGAGTTATCAATAGCTACGGTCTGACGCTTGGTATCATCATCATGCTTCAACCAATCATAAACCCCTACCCCAATCCCTACTGAGTCAATGAATATTTTAGAAAAATCATATAAGGCATGTAACTGCTTTATATGTTCAAAGGTTTGGGGCAGAGTAGTCTTACTTGTTTCTTGGTTCTCAACTTGGTAGAGATGTCCTTTCTCTGTTAATTTGAATACTTGAAATGTAGATTGGTCGTCTCCCATCCTTGCGATATCAACTCCTAATAAATATGTTTGATTTTTATCTATTGTATTAGGTCTCTGCTCTGTCATACATGATTGAATCAGTTTATCCTCAAACCATTGTCTGTTATCATCTAAGAACTCCCCCATATACTCCTGTCTGTACTCCATCTCTGAAAGTATGGCCTTCTGATTATCTAAGAACTTCAACGCCTTGTCTCTCTTTTCCTTAGTCCAATCCTCTGACAACTCTCTGTCTTCATACACCTCTCTTGTATTAGTATTGAAGACCTGCCAATTTCCCTCTGTATTCTCCCAACTCTTGAAAAAGAAGTTCTTTTCACTACTATTCGCTATAAACTTACCTCTAGGAGTTGAACTCATCCATATCTGACCTCCAGTAGTTGCTAGAGTTGGCATTGCAGCCTTCCACATTATCTCTGGCATACCGCTTGCCTCATCTATATATAGCACATCTCCTGTAAAACCTCTTACAGCGTCTCCTGTGTTCCCTACAGGCCTAGAGATGACCCTGGCCTTGTTTTTTAACCAAATACGACTCTTTGTAGGCTTATTCTTGCCCTTTTGTATCAAATGCTTGTATTCTTGCTCTAAATAGTCCAAAACCATGATTATTATGAGTTGAGCCTGGTCTTCGGTTAAAGAAACAACGATTATCTGACTATTTGGGTTATTAAGCATAAACTTACCTATTTTATGACTAAACGTCATAGTCTTACCTACTTGTCTACCTGTATTAACTAATAAGTCCCCTTTTGCTTCTAATATGGCCTTTTGCCACTTATCTAGAATCATACTACCTCGAAATGTCCTTCACCAACATCTTTTAATAGCTTTGTCTGAATCATGAGCTTCATGTACTTCTGAATAGTCCTATCATCACAACCAATGTGCATCATTAACTCTGTCTTTAATCTATTTAGACCTATCTTCCCATGAATGTTCTTTAACATCTCTTTAGCTGATTGATAACTATTCTTCCCCATCCCTTTACTAAGAACTACTAATATATAAATGTATGTATGTGCGTGTTATACAGAATCTCTAACAGCTAGCAGCTAGTAGCTAGCTTTTAAGTAAGATATAACAGACCTCTTACTGACCGAAGGTCTCTATTGGGTTAGATATTGCTTAATTCTTGTTGGAAGGAGACCAGTATCCTTATCATCTAACCAATCACACACACGCAAAATCCTACTCATCCCCGTTCCTGTCGTTGAAATAATAAATTTCTAAACCGATGTTGTAGTCGTTTATGAGGTCTTTTGGTATTTGTTTATTACTATATATTCAATAGGCCACATCTCTTTTCTGTTCCTTTTGTAAGAGTTTTGTAGTGACTGTTATTAGAAGTGTTTATTTTATATAAGTGTTTTGCGTCTACATTATATATAAAAAGTTTCTGGGCGATGCCCCCCCCTAAATCCCCCCCCACAGAGAACGTCGCTTAGGCACTACATTTATACGGGCACAAATCTCCACAGGAAACAGAGGTACACCACCTACATTGCACATGGAACTATAGAGCTAACACTACATTCTATGCATAGATACTACGTATAATCATGCTTGTACGTACTGTACCCGTATAGATTTAGGCACTACAAGCCCACCTTCATTTCCTATGGAGAATGTAGTGGGTAAGAAACAGCTATGTTGTATTAAAGCCCCTGCTAGATGGCTAGCGAATGAAAAAAGCTCTAGCTTTTTTAAGAGAGCTAGCTATATAAGTTTTGCCTTTAATACATGCTACTAATCAATAACAACAATCTCTTGTTTTAGCTCTAGAATATACTTAATAGTATCCTCAATACTCATACCATCACTCATTACCTTAGCCTTAATTAACTCAATTAGTTTATCCATAATTACCATCTTTTTGATACCTCGATTTAAACACTCTCTTATATCCACACTTCTTTCTCATGTACTCTCTATTCTTCTTCCTTGCCCTACACCGCCTGCATGGTTGAGCTCTTGTAGTCTGTTCTCCACACTCTACACATCGCATCCCTCAATCCTCTCTTTTAGCTCTTCTTCTTAATCTTGCTGTTATCTCTTTTATCTTCTTGAACTCTGGAGATTCTTTATTCCCAATATATCCTTTATCAATTATTTCTTCTGCAATCTCCTGTCTATCATTTAAATTATTAATACCAACTAGCATTCCTAATTGCACTCCTGTGATTATGTATCTATCTGCCATTTTACATATTTTCTACCTTTTGTGTTCCCTCAATCCTTGCTTTTAACTTTATTCTAAACTCATCTAATTGTTTATTATAATTACCTAAAGGCATTTCATCAATCAACTTAATTACCTCTTTTAGAGTTTGATACTTAGCTATTGCTATTGCATCTTTCATCCCACCTTTTTCATAAGTGTCTTTTTCAGCTTCTAATTCTTTTATTGTTTTCATGTTTTATCTTTCATCTCCTACTTCCCAGTCATCTCCATGAATTTGGTCTAATCTCTTAAATAACTCTTCTCTTGCTCTCCATTCATCTATTGATAGTTTTTCTTCTTCCATTTTCCTTAATCATAAACTGGGGGCGAGTTTGTTTTTAACCATCATTTCCCCCAGTCTTAAGATTCCCAGTCTTTCCTGAGTGTCAAATTAGGATGCACTTACATCCGATGGCAGAGGCAGGATTCGAACCTGCCTATTGTTGTTCCCTTAACATAATCCACTTCTGCCTTGTTACCCTCTAATTAAGGGCTTAATAATAATTAAAGTTCTGCTATAATAGCTGCTATGAAGTATATACCAAATATAGCAACACATAGCCAAAAATATAGGCTTAACGCCCATTTGGCACAAGACCATGTAAAATTTACGAATCCCATCTTAAAATGCCTCTTGAGCCTGTTTAACCAAAGCGATTGCATTAGTCATGTCTTGCTTAAACGAAACATGAGCATCTGCTCTCTGCATTGCACTAAACACTTCAACACAAAGACCAACAGGGTCTTTCTCATATGCTGAGCCTTTTACAGACTTACGTACTGGTGCTACAGTATTGCTTTGAGCAACTACTGGCACACTAAATCCCTCATTACTCTCAGTAACTACACTATGGAATCCAGTAATATTAAAATATGGCTTATCGATATCTTGTGAATTGGTTTTCTGCGTAATATCCACACATATTACCTTATTGGCATTGTCTTTCAAAGTCTGAACTAATGCCTTCTCAGTATCATTCGTTCTGAAAGAAGACATCCATTTCATAGAACCATCCAACATCAAACACTTGAATCTTGTTCTATCAAATCCATTTGTGCTTTTGTCCTCATACTCTACAATCTTTATATTTGCTTTTGTCATTTTATTAGCTTAACCTCCTTGTAATAGTAATTCTCATACTATTACTAACACACACACATATATAAACCTTTCTATTTAGGAAATTCATTAAGAATTAATTGAAGTCTTGCTATCTCATCAGTAAGATATTGTTTAGAATAAGTCCGTTTTGTCGACGCTGTTGTAGTTTCCTCTAAAACTTCTTCGCCTTCAAATTCTTTAACTTCGTATGTTTTAGTCATTATGTTGCCTCCCCTAATTTATTAGAAGTATAACTTAAACAAACTCCGTGTAGTTCTGCTGTATCTGTTAAATCGTCGTCAGCGTCTGCTCCTAATCTTTTAAGTCTGCAGTGCATACAAACATCGGTAGAGCTTGGCAAATCTATGCCTGTTATTTCTGCTACAATTAAACCATTTGCTTGAGCTATTGCATTGCTATCAACAGTTAGAGTTTCTTGTGCTGCTGCGGTTGTATCTTCTCCCGGAGCTGTCCATAAATATTCTAATTGCCAGACTGCGGTTTCATTTGTAACGGCTGTGTTAGTGCTCCACCCCACTATTAAACTTGGGGCAACACTTCTATCCATATTTTCTGGTATCTTAAAATTAAATACTATTGTGTCATCTGTTCCGTCTGAAAATTCCCAAACACCACTTATTCCCGACTCTTTAAATATTGCTGGTTTAGTTCCTGGAGCCTTTAATCCTGTAACTCCAATCCATTGTCCTGTTTTTACTCTTGCAGTTCCATGTAAATTAATCTCTCCATCAGTTTTAATCTCTGTATAATTAGTTGTTCCCCCATCTCCAATGGTTGCATCTCCTGTTACATCAAGAGTGTGTGTGGCATTAACATTACTTCCTAACCTTAGTTTACCCCCATATAATCTCATACCTAATGTATTACTCCCTGCTGTATAAGTGTTGAATACTAAAGCGTGACTATTGTCTGCTCCTGCTCTTTGTGTGTAGATGCTTCCAGAATAAGATGTTGCCGTATTATCATTCCATTGGAATAACATACCTGGTCCCGTTCCATCTCCTAGACTAACACTTGTGGCATCATTTGCAATTAATAAACTAGCCTTACCCGAACTTGTGGTTGAGTGAGTTCTTGTAACTTTTAAAACTGGAAAACTTGAACTTGACATTGTTGATTGTCCAGCTGAAATAGATAAACTCCCACCTGATATTGCTCCTGAGGCAGTTATTCCTTCATCTGTTGTTATTTGTGTATAAGAATAAACACCAGCAACATATAAAGTGTCTCCTGTGCAATAAATATCTCCATCAAAATCATAAATACTCGCACCTATAAATTCTAATTTATCATCTGGAGCTCCATAAGTTAAATAAGCATTATTACTAAAATTTAAACTTCCAAAAGTTTTAAATCCAGAGGCAGTTAATGTCCCAGTCATTGTATCGCTTGCATTGTTTAATAAATAATCTGAATGGGCTTGAGCTGTATTAATGTGGGTTGTAATATCTGTGTCGATTGCATCATCAACATATTTTTTATTAGGTAAGTCAGTGTCATTAGTTGGAGTTGAATTAACAATCCCTGCACTATGGTCTCCAGAATGATTAGGTAAAAACATGTCAGAAGCAATAGCTGTTTTTCTTTGAACAGTTCCACCGGATAATTGTTTAAGGCTCCTCTGCTCTTTAGTCTGTCCCATTATATCCCCACTCGATATCTTCTTGGAACATAAGTTCCTCGTTCAGCTTCTAGGGTTTGCTTATGCCCTTCTCTTTTAGTGCTATCACTTGCAGTAAGTTCATCCCAGTCAGTTTTTAGTTCCTTCTCTCCTACAGTATTTGCCATGAAACTATAACCTAAACAAAGTATAAAAATATATGCATTAGAAGTATCGTGTGAGTATTGAGGCTTGCCTCAAAGAACGAGCCTTACGCTTTACTTTGACTAACATCTAAGAATTCTTTAGTGAAATCTACTTCTCTATCAGCAACAACTAAGCCACTCTTGTCTACTAGAGCATGAGCTTCTTCAATTGTAATCTCTACACCTTTATTATAAAAAAAATCGTTTACCATTATGCTGCCTTCAGGATGGTAGTCATTGCTCCACCCGGATATTCTGTAGTTTGTAAATCATCAGCTACTAAAGCATGTAGTTCTATTTCTCTACTCCATTCACTAGCCCATCCAGCTAAGTAAGCCTGTCCTGTAAGACTTCCAGTATCTCCCTCTCCACTATCATCTAACATGTCAGTTTGTAAAGGTAAATCTAATTTTAAAGCAGCTGTAACTGCTGGGTCTGCTGTTGCTCCATTACTATCAGTTAAAATTTGAGAAGGTGTTAAGGCTTTATTCCAATATCTTACTTGACAAATCATTCCAGCAAAATCTAATGTGTGAGTGTTATTACTTTCTTGAACTCCTATAGCAAATTTATCAACTAAAGTTAATTTATCATACCAATAAGTTAAGTCTACTGCAGTTGTATTTGTTGTAGCTGATGCAACTCCATTAACATAAAGTTTTGGTTGTGTTCCATCTTGAACAACAGCAACATGAGTCCATTTCTTAGCTGGGATTGAGCCAGTTGTTTCAATTACATCAAATTTAGTTGCCCCTCCATGTTTTAAGAAAATTCTTAAAATTCCTCCTAATGCTATAGAAAAAGTAAAATATTCATTTGTATTATCATTATCCCCTACACTTAAAATTGTTCCTGTTGAGGATATATTATCCTTATAAATCCAAGCAGAATAAGTCCCAACAGTATCATTAGCCGCAACTCTTGCAACAGCATGAGCATCAGCTAAAATATAATCATCAGTTCCATCAAACATAACACTTTGTTTTGCATGAGTAGAACCCTTAACTACATAAACATTTCCAGCAGTCATTCTTTAACCACCTTCTTTTTAGTTTTCTTAACTTCCTTTACTGGCTCTTTAATAATAATTTTTTCGGGGTATTTTCTTTTAACTCTTTCATCCCAGAATAATCTATCTTTCTCGTTATCTGCTTCATCTCTATATTTAATACAATTTTCGTATGTCATTATGCTACCGTCCCATTAATAATACCTTTTCTTATAAGGGTTTGAATTAAAGTAGCTAATACATCAGATGTAACTAGCGTATCATTAACATCACAATTAAATGAAAAGTCTTCATTAAAATTAGTAACCACAAATTTCTGTTCAGTTCCAGAAGAATCTTTATAAATTGTGTCTCTAACACCACCTTGTAAAATATTAGCCATTAATTAATCACATCCGTTAGTTTATATACAGCTCTAGGGTTAGGTCGGATTGCCTCTCCCTCGCACCATACCCTAACGGTTTTACCAATTCCTGGTTCATCTATAATCGCAGATGTTGTTGGCATAAAGTCTCTCCATACCACAGCTTTAGATGGGCTAAATATTGTTACAGTATCAGTAGGCCTGTTAGGGTCGCTTACTATTCTAACTCCTAAGAACTGCATTAAGTCTCCTCCATCTATTTTAGAACTTGAAAATCCTGGTATACTTGAACCCTTAACTGTTATCAACCATCTTAATAACCACTTCTTTTCTGCTGGATTCATATAAGCAACTAAGTCTGAACTTGAATATCCATAACCTTCTATAGTTTCAATAGCTGTTAAGAAGTCATACATTGGGTCTGCGTCTGCATCAACATTCCAACCACTACCTGCTGCAGCTGCAGTATTACATCCTGCTGCATCCATTACAGTTAATATTCTTGAGTCTACTTTCTTATTTACTGCTCTTGTAGCATCTTTGATTATGTCTCCCCAAATGTCTGGGTCAGAATCTTTTAAATCTTCAATAGATAATAATGGTGATGTTGTAAAAAATTTCTTAATATAAGAAGTTTCCCTTGTGTATGAGTTTTCAATAGCAACTGGTAAGGCCTTAGAAGATGTCTCAATCATATCAGTAGTAATTCCTGTAGTTACTGGAGAAGTTAAATAGCCTGCTGTCTTACTGTACCATCTTATCTCTCTTGCACTTGTTGATGTTACTCTAACAAATTTCTTTAAAATTATATCAACATCTGCAAATCCCTCTACGAGTTTCTTAATGTCAATTCCTCTGATTTCTGCTTGAGCTGCTTGGTCTGCCATGTTTAAGAGTTAGCCGATTGATGATGTGGTCTCAATTCGAATAAGAATGATTCTGCTGATGTTGCTGTTTCAAAAGCAATTCCAACATAGTTACCTGTGGTTACTGGAGCG